GTTGAGGTTTAATGTATTCCATATCTGCAACACTACCTACAAAAGCATTAACTCTTTTAAGAACGCTTGGGTCTTTCAAATTTGCCGTACCTAATGAACCATCTTCAACTGCATTACTTGTAGAAGTACCAGTTGTAGCGGCACCATATTTGTTGGCATTTGATTTCACATTGCCTTCTTTTAAATGTTCTTTAAAAGTTTTCATTTTTTTCTCCTACTTATATTTGTCTGACTTTACTTTAGAACCATCTGCTCTAGGTATCATACCTTTTGCTTTTAGATGAGCCTTATCTGTAAAGCCTGCCTTACCTGCTTTATAACGCTTCATAGCGTCAGCAGTATTAGGCGCTTTCTCATTTACTAAATCTTCTTCAAAGTCTTTTAATTCTTCGTCTTCATTAAACTTTGTAAAAGTTTTTATCATTTTTTCTCTTCCTGTTTTACTTCAGGTTTAATATGTTTTTCTGCGTCTCTCAAAGTCAAATCGCTTTCTTCTTTTCTCATCAACTTTTCAAGTATCTGTACTGCACCGTGAACGGCGTTTAAACTTGCTCTGGACTTTGCTAAGTCTTCTTCAAGTCTTTGTACGGATTCTTGTAGTTGTGTTCTTTCTTTAAGAAGTTGATTATATTCTTTCTCAACGACACCTATACTTAAACTCATTATATTCTCCTAATTATATATTACGCAACTACAAAATCGTGTCCGCCTATTACATTCCATTTAGAATTTTTAAATAGACATTGCACGGTTTCACCTTCAGCATTAAGAGTGATAGTTGAACCACCTCTTAAATTTGTTGGTGTTATAACAATATTATTACTACCAGTTCCGATAGCAATAACCGTTTTAATTTGACCATCAGTACCATCTGCTAATGATAATGAAACTGCACCAGCAGTTTGATTTACTTCTGTTATTGCTGAAGTAGTATTAATTGCTGTATCAGTATTAGTTAGCGATTCCGAGGTCTGTGCCAATCCAATATATGTAGGTATGTTATTGAAAACATTTTTTGCTGTTACCTTTTTATTGATTGGTGTATTTGAAGGGTCATCAACAATATGAAACAAGTCCACATCTGCTAATGCCGAGCCCAAGTCATCAAGGGCTGTGATTTTTTTATCTGCCATTTTTGTTCTCCTATAATTCCGAGTTAACGGTAAACTACTCGTTGCATTGTACAACGACCATATACACTATTTATACAAACAAAAAGGGGACCACAAAGGATCCCCTAATTATTATAGTTTAAATTTTAGTTATTAACTTCCAACCGTAATAGTTCCAGCGGCTGCACCAACAGCTGCTGAGATAGTTCTTACTGCGTTTCCGCCACCGATAGCATCCACTATTGTTGCACCATTCAAGTTAATTGATTGAGCCGCAATTGATATAACATCATTTGCGTTAACATTAGCGTTTGAAGCAGTTCCTGAAAAAGAAAGTGTATCTCTAGTTCCAGCACCACCGTCCATCGTTAAAGTAATTGAGGAAGCTCCTCCACTACCTGCTTGGTTGTTAGAAACATACATTAGAGGCGAACCACCTGCAATTGTAACCTGTTCGTTAAAGTGAACCTCTACTACAATTGATGAACCACCTGCACCTGAAATTGTTTGACCAGTTGCAAAGTTCACAGCGTCAATAGTTGCTTGTCCTAATGCTGTTGCTAAATTACCAATAGCGACTAATACTTCTGGAGTTGCGTTTGCGTTATCGTTTCCTGACGCTTTTGTGCCTGCCTCTTGCACCCAACCCATATTATTAGCAAAAACTTCTTTCTTCTGCTCTGTGGTTAGGTTTTTAGGTTTGCTCTCGTCATTTGTGTCTGCTCCCCATAGTCCCATAATAGTCTCTCCTTATTAAATTAATTTTTAAGCTTAAAGATTAAATTAATCTTAATACTATTTATAACTATTTGAAGCCTAGTTTTTTGAGTTGTGAGATTGTGTTAGAAGTTGAGGTATGTAGTATTCCTATACCACCTCTTGCTTTGAATTGTGATATATTCTTTGCGTAATCATCAATTAGTATAGTAGGTAGACCACCTACTTTAGCAAAGTTTTGTTTCTCTTTTCTTTTTACTAGATTAACTTTACTACCAGACATACCTAATCTTGTTCTAGCCCATTTACTTTTACCAGGTATACAATTAGGATCAGTAGTTTGTTCTACATAAGCAGATAATATGTGTGGGTCATACTTATTAATAAATGACCATAGTCTTTGACCCCCAGGTGCCCAAGGTAGATTACTCCAGAAGTTAGGAGTATTCATAATTGGTTTCCACTTATCTCTTATAGTTTTGAATTTTTGTCTAGGTTCTTTTGCCCATTGTGATAAAGGCATACCTACTGCTCTTTCAGCAGCCTGTTCAAAATTACACAGGACTCCGTCCATATCACAATATATTCTAGGTAGTTTTTTATCTACGAGTGAATACTCTTTAAGACTTTTAACCTGATGGATAACATCTTGTCTTAATTCTTTAAACTTCATAGTGTTTCCTTTTCTCATTATGCTTTATTATTACACATTTCTCAGCAAAAGTCAAGCAAAAAATGAGCAAGTTTTTACACTTGATAGTCTATTTTAGGGTTTACTTCAACCTTATCTGACTTTGTTTTGTTATCTGTTATCTTTTTTTCTGGTTCTTTTGACTTAATATCTAAAGGGTCTTTTTCTACTGCATTTTTAGGTAGAACGGTATCACTAGACATATCTTCTTTCTTACCTGCTCTTAATTTTGCAAGGTCAGAACCATCTATTTTACCATTTTTGTTAACATCTAACTTCTTTTGTTTAGGTGATAACTTTTCATTTACTTTAGAGATTGCGTCTTCTAACGAACCTGGTTTAATATCTAAATATCTTTTTCCCATTACTTACTTCCTCTAACTTTCTTTGCTAAATCTTTATCTGCACCGCCCCAAGTACCACTTGATTTGGTTACAAAAGAGTTTACTCTAGCAAGTGCCCATTGTTGTTGTGTAGCACCTGGTCTATGACCACCTTTCCACGCAGCCATTCCTCTATCATAAACTTTCTTTAAAATAGAATACGGCATACCTGTTTTTTCAGCTTTGTTTTTTACTGCTTTAATTGTTTCATACATTGCCTTTGCAGGATGTTTTGAGTTTTCTACTTTCATTTTCTTTTTTACCATATTAGTTGCGGTACCATATCTCACACTATCACCTTTTTCTTTACCATATCTATCTCTAAAAGATTTCTTTGGTAAATCATCAGCAACTTTGTGTACCATTTTTATTTGTTTTTTAGTTAAGTCAGCTTCTTCTTTCTTAACTTCTTTCTTTTCTTTATCTCTTAAAAGTTTTTGTGCGAGACCTACTGATAACGGCACTTCACCAGTATCTGGATTAGGTTCTGGTTTAACTGCCTTATTCTTTTCAATTTCTAACTTCTGTTTTAGTAAAGCAACTTGGTCTTTTAATGCGTCTATACTTTCTTTAGACTTCTCTTCTTTTTCTTTTTTCTTCTCTTCGTCTTTACCTTTCATCATATCTTTTAATTTGATTTTACCACTTTCAACTTCTCCGTTTTCAGTTTCGTCTTGTTCAAACATACTACCGAATATTCTAGCGTATGGGTCTCTTGCATATAAGTGACCTCCGTGTGTATCAAATCTAGTTTTTAGTTTATTCATAAAATCTTTATTGGTTACATTACCTCTTGCACCTTTAGCAGGAGCATTAACACCAGCAGGTTTAAATAAGTCACCTGTTTGTTTATCTATGAAAGCGTGTATACTTCTCTTCTGTCCGTTTTCTGTATCGTGTATTTTAATATATTTAGGACCTACACTCTTCATATAATCTCTTTTTTGTTTAGCGTATAAGTCTTTGAAACGAGGATGATTTTTAATTCTATCTTGTCCTATTTTAATATAATCATCAACACCTTTCATTACACTAGAGTTCTCTTGTATGTTTTCTTCTTTAGTGATAACTCTTATATCATCACCATACTTAGCCATAACTTGTTTGTGTATGTTCTCAACATCTTTTGCACTATCGATTCTAACTTCTGAACCATCTGAATTTGCTTCTCCACCACCAGTTTTACCTTTAAACATATTAGCAACTGCTCTTGCCTGTGATGAGTTCTTACACATATACTCAATGTATTCAGCGTATTCTTTTAATTCTGTTTCTTCTGCAACAACTTTAGCACCATAAAAGTTTTTAAGGTCAGTAGCATATTTGTTTAGGTCTGCACCTTTACCATCAACTGATAAAACTTCACCTTTATATCCAGTTCCTCTACCAACGGTAACTTCAAAACCTTTTTTTCGTAAATCTGCTATTGCCTTATTTCTTTTTGTATCGTCACCAATTTCAACAGACATCTTTTTAAATTCTTTAACAGGTTTTAAACCTTGTTTTTTTAATCTGTCTATGTCTGCTTCTGATGGAGCGTTCTCGTTTTTATCTTTTTGAATATTTTTAGATGAATGGTCACTAGTATGTGTTTCGGTAATTTGTTCCCAAGACATTTGTTCAAACGCTGATAACTTAATACCTTTAGGTACTTGAATACCTTTTTTAATCATACGAGTTAATGCCATAGTTGATAAGAAAGGAATATCTGCTTTGTAAAGTTTAGGAAGTTGTGTGTTAGAAATCTTATCAAAGATGTTTCTTAATTGATTAGCTCTTGCAAGTGAAATTTTTGCACCTTTAAGACCTGAATATTCTTTTTTAAGTTGTGTAATTTGTTGGTCTGTAAACTCCCATAACATTTCTTCAGGTAAATCTTCTTCACCTAATATTGATTTAACCGTAGCAACAGGAAGTTTCATCTTCTTTGCTATCTCTTCTGGAGTTTTACCTGCGTCAAACATAGTCGCAATAGTTTTCATTCTGCCTTCGTCTAATGTAATATCATTAGCCCACACTTCGGCAATTGCGTCTCTCATTGTTTTTGCGTATCTAGTTTTCATTTTGTTTCCTTGTATTCCTTAATTTCTATAATAAGTCTTCCTTCACCTTTTATCAACCTATGATAAACCATTCTAGGTATCTTATAAGTGTTACCAATTTTTAAAGTTTCTGGTAACTGATTATCAAGTTGTAGTTTCCAATTAACACCAGAAACTATTTTAATCTTTCTATTTTCATAGTCTCTATGCCAAATCAGTTCCTCTATCGAAACTTCTTTGTCAAATACTCTTTGCCATATTCCGTTATTTTTAAATTCAGAATATGGTTTACCAAAAGAAGTTTCCACCATTACCAAGTCCTAAACTTTTTGCATATCGAGGTAAGTTACACGCCCAATATGAAGCCTTCGTTTTGTCTTTTTGCTGGTCACATCTATGTCGAGCAGCAAAGGACTTTCTTGCCTCGGGATCATTTAACTTGACTTTTAATCCAGTTGTGTCTCCCCAAGTAACCTTTTTAATTTTATCACCGTCTTTTACAAAGACATAAAACTTTTTAGGTCCACCTCTTTTAGGTTTATTCAGAGGAGGGTTCTTTTTTTCCTCTTCTGCAATCGGTATATCTAATGGCACTTTTTCGCCTTCGTATATACCGTGTTCACCTATGTCAGTTTCTAATAGTTGTTTATCAAAATCACTTTCAACTATTAGAGAACCTTCTCTATACATTTCTCTTGCCTCGTTAAACAAGGCATAAAACTCTTGGCTGTGTGTACGATAGATGTTGTTTGCAAGAGGTATACTATTTTCAATATGATACTGCAATGAAGCAGTTATCTTTGTTGCATAATCTTTAAATCTTAGCATACTCTTTAAAAGATTGTACTTTCAATCTTTCCTCCATCTTTCTCACAGCTTCGTCAATCTCTTTTTGATACTCTTCTCCGTATCGTTTCTTATATTTATCAATAGTCTCACTTGAAGTAGCCCATTCTTTTATATCATTTGTGGTAATCTTCTCATCTGCTTGTTCAGCACGCTTTTTACTATCAACTGGTGGCTCACTTGGTGTCTCTCCAGGTGTAATATCCTTTGCGTGATTAGCGTAATCTTTACCTATTTCGTAACTATCTCCAAACATTTGTTTATACTTTTTAGTATGTTTTGAAGGTTTTGTCTTTGCGTCTTTATCGCCTGGAGCTGCCTTATAATCGTCATCATCATCTGATTTTTTATAACCTGATTGTTTTTTGAAAAAGTTTGCTCTCTTATCTTTTGTACCTTTTTTAAGGTCTTTATAGTATTTTTTAGGTTGTGTACCATCTTTAGATTTAACATCTTTATCTTGTGGTACTTTTCTCATATCTTCTTGTAGTTTCATTTCTAGTTCCTTTTCAGAAATAGTCTCAAAACCAAAGTCTACATTTAAGTCGTGTTCGTGTACTCTTACTTCATCAATACTTACTTTAGGTAAGCAATCCCATATCCAACATTTGTGTAGATTAGAATTATTGTCTTCTAATACAATATAATTAGTTCCTCTTCTTATTACTTTACCAGAAACATCTTGTCTTTGGTCTTCAACTAAATCGTCTTTTTTAAATAATTGTTCTCTTATGTAAAGGTCTCTTATCTGCCATTGAGTAAAGTTTTCAATCGCAGCCATAGGTTTCATTGTACCTACACCGTGTGATGTATAGTTTGCTTGTATGTTCATACCTTTTCTAACTAGACCAAACAACTTCTGTTTATCTCTAAATGAAGATGGTAGTCCTTGTTGAAAAGATTTAAAATCGTCTTTAGCGGCTGCGTCTCGCATTTTACTTGCTGACATACCAGCTGCTCCTTCAGCGTCTGGATCTCTTTCGCCTGCACTTACGACATTAATTTTGTCAAACTCATAATCGGTACCTCTTGCCTTTACACCGTTATACTTTTTAAGTAGTGTTTCAAATTCTCTTACTCTATCTGAACCAACTACCATTGTTACTTCGTTTGCTTTGCCATTTAGTTTATTGATAACTTCAATCGCTGTTCTCGCACCTGGTATTTGTTTTATCTTACCAGCGTGTCTCGGGAACATTGATTTCATAATTCTAACTTTGTCATCAACTTTTAATGGATTCTTTTTATTGTCAAAAGAACCACTAGGCACTATGATATATTCGTTTGCACCTACACTCGCAACTTTATTAATTAGTTTTTCGTGTCCAATTGTTGGTGGATTAAATCTACCAAAAGTAAATGCGATATGTCTCTTTGGTGTGCCTGTTGCTTCTTTTAAACTATCTATTTCGGCGTCTGTTACTTCGCCATCATCCATAATCTTTTTGCATTTTTTCATAAAAGTTATGTAATGATATTTCTCCAAGTATTTAAAAATTACATTTTTAGGTAACTTATGAGCAACACCATACTTTCTAATTTCGTCTGGTGTCATAGGATTATTAAATAAATCTCTTCTTGCCTGCATAAGTTCGTCTCCCATTTCGGAAAACTTATTGATAGCGTCTTCTATTTCTTTTAACTTTTCACTAATTCTTTTTTGTAAATCTTCAATATCACTTGGAGATAATTCTTTTAATTCTTCGTAGTCAACTATATCTCTTTTTAATTCTCCTTTGACTACATCTATTTCTGCTACTTTCTTTTCAAATTCTGCTTGATATACTTTAGGATCAAACTCTTGGTCTTTAGGTCTCTTATCAAATTTTTGTTTGAACACATCAAATACACCATCAGCAGTTTCTAAATGTGCGTCATTGACAGCAGGGTCCGATTGAACATAATAGTTAACTGGATGTTTTGTACCTGGAACATTTTTACCATTGATAGCAGATACAGAAGACCTTGCTTCTTTACCTTTTACTTCTCTATCTTCTGGTGGTAAATCTATTAATACATCAACATCTAAATCTGCGTCATTTCTATATCTTTTTCCTAGAATAGAACCTATCAATTTTACAGATACAATAGGTCCAAACTTTTCAAAAGTTTTTAAATCTTTTTTAATAATGTCTAAAACTTTTTGTTTTAGTTTAGGATTGTTTGTATCAGCGTCATCAAACACTCCTGGTGCATATGTCTTTCTAGGAATATCTATTATTGATTCCTTAACATCAGCAACTATCTTCTTCTTCTTTTTAAGAAGTTCTTTTACATAGTTTCTGTAATATGCGTTTTGAAAATTATCTGGCATTACCTTTTCTTTAATTGTAGTTCTCGTTCTACCCACTTCTTCGCTACATAATTTCTAACAGGAACATTAATTAATCTCCTTACTTCTTTGTATACATTTAATAGTTCATTTTCTTTTGCGTTATTGTTATCAACAACAATCATATTACTTCTACCAAAAAGATTTTGAAACTTACCGATATTATTTTGTACGGTCTGCCAACTCTTTCTAGTAATTGCTTCAGGTACGCTTCTTGTTCTAGTTCTATTTCTTTCTAATGCAACTTGTAAACTTGTATTTACAAATATCATATAACTATCATAACCTAACATCTGTAACATACTTCTTTGTCTATTAATTACATCATAGTCTCTACCTGTTGCGTCAATAACTAAACCTAAACGACCTCTAATATATCTGTCCATTTGGTCGCCTGTAATTTGTTTTGCTCTTTGTCTTAATGGGTCTCTAGCACTTGCTTCACTATCAGGCATTTTTAGTGATAGACCTGCCTTTTGTAAATATCTTTCAAATCTTATATCGGAGTTAACCATCTTTAAACCCATACCACCAGTAACTCTATTTGTAACATATGTCTTACCAGAACCAGGACCACCTGCAAGAAAAAATGCTTTAAAGATACCTGGGTCGTAAACACCTTCTTGTATTATCTGTTTAAATTGTTTCATACATTGTATAGAGTATACTTTAATGTTAACTCTTCTCCTTCTTTAATATCTCGTAAAGTTTGTATATAATATCTTCCATCTACTTCTATCTTCTGACAATTAGGTGTATCACTATGATTTAAAAAACCACCTAATGGTGTTCTAAACATTTCTTTTCCTAATTTTAAATGCGATATTCCTAAATCTTCAAACTTATCAATCTTCTTTTTCGCAAATATACCAAAACCTTCTATTGTAGAAAGTTTTAATGTTAAATTATCTGGTAATGGTCTATAACTCATTTTGTATTTCCTTTATAATATCTTTCGCAATATCTCCTGGCTCTTTACCTTGAGCCTTGATAGAAATAAAACCTTTCTTATCTCTAAAGTAATCAATTGCTGGACCTGTTTCTTTTTTGTATAAGGCAATTCTATCTGATATAATTTCGGGTGTATCATCTTTTCTGCCTCTCTTCGTAAGTCTTCTTATTACTTCTTCTTTATCTACATCTAAAAACACTACAACATCATAACCTATACCAAATTTTTGCATATCTTTTACTTGTTGCATATATCTAGGATATCCATCAAGTATATAACCTTTAGGTGCTTTTGCAACTTCTTTTTTGATAAGTTTTAAAACTATATCATTAGGTGCAAACTTACCTTTGTCTAATAAATTCTTAATCTTTTCTCCTTCAGCACCACCTTTGTCAATTTCTTTTCTTAATAGACCACCTGGATAAATGTGTTTAATACCAAAGTGTCTAATTATGTATTCTGAATAAGTTGATTTACCAGAACCTGGTCCACCCATAATAACTACACGAACCATCTTTTGTTCTTTTAAAAAATTAACAAATGTTTGTACCATATTATCCTTTCACCCAATCTTTTGCGATAGTAAAGTTTGCTCTACTAAACTCTAATCTATCAACTAGTTTAACAACATTACCTACTCTATCTGTTGCAACAAATCCTTCAGGTGCTGTAACTTTATAACCTGTATCAGTTCTAATAAAATGACCAATACTTTGAATTTGTGCTAACTTCTGTAATACGGTATTTTTTGTATTCTGTAAAGTAACATAACTTGCAATTGCAAAATATAATGATTGTTTATTTCTTTCAATAAATTTTAAGTTATCTACTTTTGCTTTTTTAAATTTTTCTTTACCTTTTGCTGTTTTTCTTGCGTCTATTTCTGCGTCAATAAAATTAGAATAGTAATCAGAAAAACCATTTGTTAAATCTTTCACTCTACCCATACCTTGATTGCCTCTAACAATACTATTGAAGTATGTTTTTAATTTAAATCCTACTGATATAGGGTCTCTAGCGTCAAACTGATTTAGTAAAGGACCTGCTTTTTGTAAACTACCTTCTGCCATTCTTAATTGTGCATTAAATTTAGCAACTTCACTTCTATTCATTGTAGAGTTACCAGATGTATCTTTATATTGTGCTGATGGAACAAATACACTAGCAGAATTAATACCTCTTACATAACCAAAACTTGCATTTAAACTTGCCATATCATTACCATTGTATTGAGTATGAAATACAATACCTAATCTTGCTCTTGCAACTCTTCTACCTGCAGGACTATCAACAGGAAACGCATATGTAATTGTATTAGGTGTAAAAGAAATCATAGTTTCGCCATCTATACTTACATTCTTTTTATCTTCGTTTGTAAATAATAAATCGCCTTGTACGATACCTCTTATACCTAATTTTTTTAATTCTCTCAAACATACAGCAAGTTTACTTGCAACAGGACCACTATGGTTTCTGTTTATGTCTGAAATTGTATAATTGATTTTGGGAGTTTTATTGAATACAGATTTTGTGCCAACAAAGAATTTGTTGTTTTCAGGATTGATACCACAAACTATGGCAGGTGCACCGTCCCATTTAACGGTTACATTTACTTTCTTGCTTGAATTACCTACAAGCATTTTCTGTAAAGATTTTAAAAATGCAATCGCATTTCTACCACCTTTAGCGCCGTCATTTATAATACTATCTTCTAAATGCTCTAGGTGTGTATTAGTACCCGAGCTTGAATAACCTTTAAAACTAAACATTTGTGTCCTTCATTTTTTCCATATACAAATAAACTATCCATCAATATAATACTCACTTCGTCTCTACTATTTATAAGACTTTATCTCTAGTATATCTTAATAAAAAATCCGTTATCAGGACTAATTTTCTTAGCACCGTTTATCATCTTATTCATAATAGTAGATACATCTTTTTTATTTTTTATAAAGAAGTGCATTATTTTTAATCCTTGAATCTTCATACACATATTTTCTGCAATTCTTCTATTTCTTTTTGCAACTTCAATTAATTTTTTAAATTCTTTATAACTTAATTTTTCTTCATTTTTAACTTTTGTATCTTTAATAACGGTCTCGTACATATCATATATTTCTTTACATTTAGCTTCATTAATATTTTCAAATGGTCTTGTTCCAAAATATCTTATACTACTAATTCTTTCATCATTATATTGACCCATAACATCATCAACAACTTTTGTAGAAACTTTTCCTAAACGACCTCCTGTTGGTGTGCCGTCGGATGTAATTTCAGTTTGTGCAACACCATAACTATGAGGAAATCCTCTAACTTGCATATTAATTTGTTTGTTTGTATCATTATTAACAAAAGTAAATAAACCTATTTCTTTACCTTCGGCAGACAAGTTACAATTAAATTTTGCTATTTCAATATCGTAATCTGCCACTTTAGTTTGACCTGGTATATTTGTATAATCTATATTTGCTTTTTCTGAAATTATTTGTTTAAGAGAAATAGGAAAAAGTATTCTCTTCTTATAAAGTTTATACATTTTATCGTTAAACATACTAACTAATCCATCTTTAACATCATAATTATCAACTATCTTTTTTAAATCTCTTGTTATTTTAGCTCTTCCATTTTTACTAACTATAAAAATATCTGCTGGATTCCAAGAATCTTTTTTTGTGAAATTTGTTTTACTTACAAATTTATTAATAGTAGTCGTAAAATCTGATGTATCCGTAGCATCGTGGATTATATCAAAATTACTTAAAGAACCTACAACCTTCTTTACTGCTGGTCTTGTAAGTTGAAATGTATCGTACCAATCAGAAAAGGCGTCTGGATTATTTAAAAATATAGATTGTTTGGTATCTTTAGCAGTTTTAATATCTTTTCTCAAAGACATTACGGTTGCTAATTCACCTGCGTCTGCTAATGCTTTACCTAACGCATTCCTTGATGTAGCACCCATACCTGAAAACGGTGCTTTATCTATTTCTATAAATGTAAAATACTTTTTACCATCGGTAAATATAGGTGCGTATTTGTTGTTAGGATAAAGTATTTTACTATACTTTGAAAAATCTGTTTGTGTTTTTTCTAACATATCAATATCTTTAGTTTTTTTAAACTTGTAGGACTTGCCGCCCTCTACTTTTATTGATGTGCCTTTTTTAATTTTGGCTACAATAGATACGATATATTTTGATTTAGGTAAATCTTTCCTTTGAAATAATGCCATAGTTCTCTCTCTAACTATATTTATTTGTGATAATCAGTTAGGAAATGTGGTATACCTCCATTAACTTGCCAAACTCTATGTTTATTTTGAAATCTTACTAATGCTCTTGCGTCTTTTTCAAAGAAGAAGTCTTTAATGATTGTGCCTGTAGGTTTTTCTGTAACTCTCCAGTAAATCTTACCTTTCTTCTTTACCATAGATTTTGTGTAATGTAGTAACTCACCTTCTTCCAAATGTCTTGTTCCTTTTTGTTTTATCTTATTAATTGCTTTTTTACGAGGCATATATTTTTTAAACTTTGAAGTCAGAAAACTTATCGTATGGGTCAACTTCAATTTCTTTCTCCTGGTTAGCGTCTACTATGTTTTGTGCTTTTTGTTCTACATCATACAATCTCATTTTACTTCTATCAACGCCGATTATAAAAGAACGATTGATTGCAGGATCACTATATCTGTTTTTCAATTGTTTAACTTTCATCTGATTAAGACTATCTAACTCTTCGTTAGTCATTAAAGCAAACATAAAGTCAGCAGTTGCAGGTAAACCAAAACTCTCGGAAGTATCTTCAAGTCCAATATCTGTACTAGTATAACCACTTCTTGTAGTTTGTGTAGCAGTAAATATTGGTAACTTAAATTCAACAGCAAGACCTCGGAGTTCTTCTGCGATTGCTTTTATGTAGAAGTAAGATGAAATATTACCACCTTTAAATCTACTTGAAGCACAGATATTAAGATAATCAATAAACAATACATCTGGTCTAAAACTTTTCTTTAATGCAAGTTCATTTAATAATGATTTAAAATGTCCACTATGAGCAGAAGCAGTTGGGTATTCTTTAATAATTAATTTGCCAGGACTTCTTTCTTTCAATCTTTTTACTCTATCATCAAACATTTGTTTAGGTAGAGCGTGTAAATCATCTGTTGTTACATCTAATAAGTTTGCGTCTATTCTTTCAGCAATTCTTTCTTCTGCCATTTCTAAAGTAATGTATAAAACATTTTTACCTTCAAGTAAACTAGAGGCAGCCAGGTGACACATAAACAAAGATTTACCAACACCTGTACCTG